GTTACCTTCATAGAACAAATCATAAAGATTCTTAGTGTAATAATCAGTACCTGCAGTACCATTAGCCATTTGTGGGTAACCTGCATCTGGACTTCCAGGATAGTTACCAGGTGAACCTACTGGTGCATAGTGTTGACCTGATGCAGTAGCAGTTGCTCCAGTGTAACCTTGGATACGTGGTACGAAGTAGAACAATTTACCAATTGGTAAGTTCATAGCTTGTACAGATACGATATCGTTAGCCAACAACTTAGAGAATACACGTCTTACGATTGGGAATACGACAGTTTCAAAAGAACCTGAAGAATCTGTAGAAGACGCTTCGTTAATCAAATGTGACGCTTGGTTTTCATACAATTGTGCAACATTTTCTTTTAGGTGGCCTTTAAGACCTTCTAGGAATCCTAATTTATCCCATTTGTTTATAGTGTCTTCTTTGATAACTTTCAAGTGCTTAAGACCGATGTTACCAACTAATCCACTTTCTAATAATGCTCCCATTTTTTAATTTGGTTTTTTATTTTTGTGTTTATTTTTATTTTATTAACTTTTGCATGATATCCTTCATTCTCATGAATTGAGGATTCTCATAAGTTTTAGATTCAATCAAATTGATTGCGGAACCTGTTGAAGGTGTCTTATTGATTTTAGTTTCAACTGATTCTTTAACAATTTGACTATCGTTTTTCGATGAAAGTTCATCCTTTATAGTTTTATATAAAGTCTTAGATTCTTTAATTGACTCAGCTCCATCAAAACGTCTCAAAATGTTAATCTTTTCTTGTTTTGTAGTAGTATGTTCAGTGAACAATCTAGTAGCATAAGCCAAGTTAGAATTAAATACCGCAACTTCGTTAAGTTTGTCTCTGAATAAATTCAAAGCTTTACGATATTCATCATTCTTAGATTTTAACATTTCAATTTCAGTGTTAACTGATTCAGTTGCTAAATGACGTGGTGCAGTTCTTGGTTTGTTTAAACCATTTCTACCCCATTTCTTACCATTACCTAGTGTTCTAGCAGCTTCAGTATGTTCACCTTTTTTCGCTTTTGCTGGTGCTGGTTCATTTTCCTTATTAGGATTTCTCATCGGATTACCAGGTTTTCTTTCAGTTTCAGTACCAGGTTTAACTTTTGGTTTTGCAGGTGCTGTTTTAGTTTCACCTTCCTTAAACTCAAATTTTGGACCTTTACCCATTCCAACTCCACGAGAACCTTGTTTTTTATCTTCTTTAAATCCTCCTGTAGTTTTCTTGTAATTAAACTTTGGTTTACCGAATCCTTTACCTTTAGGTTTGAATCCAATACTTTCATTTGTCATTTCTTCATTTTCTTCGTCGTAATCCTCATCTATTTCTTCGTCAATTTCTTCATCCATTTCTTCGTCCATTTCTTCGTCCAAAGTAATTTCGTAAATTGTTTCTTCAGATGACATTTCCATGTTGTCCATCTCATCCATTTCATCAATCTCATCAATATAAGACTCTTGGAATTCGTTATCAAACTCGAATTCGTCATCATCATTATTATTATCTAAATTGTCATTGTCTGACACATTAGATATTGCAGAAAGAAGTTCATCCATTTCTTCTGGAGTAAACTCTTCAGATTCGAACATTTCTTCGTTTGATTCCATTTCGTTAAGTTTGTTTTTTGGATTTTTAGTAACTGACTCACCCATTTTGATTAGGTAATTTTTATCAGTGTTATTATCTGATAATGAGATAGTATCGTCACTATTTTTTTTAATAATGATACCATCATCCTCACCCATTTCCATGAATGCTTTGATAACGTCTGACATAGGGGCATTTGTTAAATCTTTAACAACTTCCTCTTCATCGTCAACTGACAAATCAACATCTGTATCGTCTATATCTGTATCCTCTACATTATCAATATCAACCTCATCGGTATCCATTGTTGCAGCATCATCAACATCCATAGTGTCAACATCAATTTCTTCGTCGTCTTGTTCCTTTAAGGATTCTTTTACTAGTTCATTGATTTCTTCCTTCATTGTTGAAGCAAGTATTCCTTTTGCATTCTCAGCGATTACATCTTCCAAATTTTTCATTTGGAGTACCGCTTCTTCGACTAATGATTTTTTATCACTCATTTTATGTTTTCTTTATAAATATGTTATTTTTTATAAAAAATTAATTTTTGATTAATTCTAGATAATAAATATGTTATAAAATAAAAAAAGGAGGTAAAAACCTCCTTTTGAAAACATTAAATACGATTATAATTTATTCGAAAATCTCATCGATTTTACTTTCAGCAACTGAAGTAATTCTCCAATCATAACTAAAGGATTCATACGCTTTAGTAACTTTTGCCTCCACGTCTGTTACATTATAACCCTTTACGAGTTTTTCTTCTCTTACCTTTTTAATTTTTCCTGAGTTTTCATCTGGCAAATCATACTGAATTTTTGCCACAAAATATTTTTCGTCCATTTCCATAATTTATTTTTTTAAAAATATACGACAATTAAAATTACCTATCAAGGTATGCGGAAAGTTTTTTCATTAAATCTAAAGATTTATTTGCAGAATCTTCACCACCTGTTAGAGTTCTAGATGCTTTCATTTTGTTTTCCTCATCTAAATTCTCCTCAAAATTATTTCTATCCTCAGGATTTGAGAATAAATAAGCCCCGGGTGTTGATGGGGAGGATACTAGGTCAAAACATATTAATTCAAAATCATCTTGTACTTCATTTTGTTCTCCGACCTTTTTTAATGACCCTACACCACGAGAAGAAATACCAAGGGTTACACCTTGTCTTAAATAATTTGCGGCTAAATCTCCTTTAGTTGAACAGATACCTCTTTCATGAAAACCTGGTGAGGTTAACAATCTTAATTTACCCATTAAAATCTTACCATCCCACCACACATCTGTTATGATGTGTGCAACTCTATCTAAATCTATTAATGATGATTCAGGGTGATTCAACTCAGAAAGTGAAACACCCTTAGCAATCATTTTTTTATAGTTCTCAGCTTCTCTTTTAAGAATTTTTTCAGGGTAAACCCTTCCGTTTCTATTTGGAGTATTATATTTCTGTAGTACTGCGTAAAACTCAAATGGTTTAGAGTAATCTAAAAAATTTTTATTTTCTTTTATTATCTCAGCATTTCCATTTTCTCTAGGGTTGATGTATCCTGCGTCGTATTCAATTAGGATACCTTTTCCAGAATCAGTAGGTCCTAATATTTTTAAATTATTCATCTTATATTTTTTATTATAAATATATTAATTACGAATAACTTCAAAGTCCTCTTTTTTAGAAATAGAAAAATTGAAATGTTTATTGTTTTTTAGACAATATTTTATAACTGAATCAGTAATCTTTTTCATATGATTTTTTAATTCTAAACATTTAAAATCATAGTGTTTAGTTGTGTAAAATACACATTCTAGATTCATAAAAGACTTTTTACCAAACATCACCCCACTAGACCTCAAATCCATATCACATATAAAATTTGATTCAAATAAATTTCTATCAATTAAATCACCTATTGTTAATTTAATTGTTCTAGTAAGATGATTAATTATTTTTTCAGCGTTTTCTATGAAATCTTTTGGTTCTACCCAAGATTGAATGTTTAGATATACTGATTTAAGATTTTTAAAATCTACTGTTCCGTAACTTACTTTAAATGACTTATAACCTGTAAGTTTAATACTTTTTCCTTTTTTCATTAACCATTTTAATACTTGTTTATTTGTATCAAAATATAGTTAACAATTATAAAAAAAACAAAAATTTTAAAGATTATTAAATAATTGACGCAATTTCATTAAATTAATCTGATTTTTTGGTTCAGTTTTAATTCTCTCAATTGTCTCAGTTATTTTTTCTTTAGTTGGTGTGTCTGAAATAGAGACCAATTCGTCTAATTTTTCAATAGTCATTTCAGATAATAAATCGTATTTAGATACTATTTCAGATTCAGTTAGTGTCAAATACTTATTTAAAGTTTTTAGTTCATTTTCAGATAAATCTGACAAATACTCCTTAGTAGTGTTTTCGGCTATCTCATAAACTTTATTTAAAGGTATACTAGGTGTGTCAGTTTTTTTATCCTTTAAAATAATTTTTTTAGTTATTGTTTTTTTTGCCTCTAAAATTTTCTCAATATCCAAATCCTCATTAAAAATATTATCTATAATCTCATATGTGTTAGACTCAGTGGGAATTTCCTTTACCCAACTCTCAAGTTGTAAAATTTTTTTGGAGTTAAAATTTAATTTCTCAAATTGTCTGATACACTCATTAATGAATAAATCTGCATCGTTTGGATTTAGTCCTCTTTTTCTATCCATAATATCGTAAAGATAAAATGCTTTTGCAATATTTTTATCCTCTAAAACTAAAGACTTAAAAGTTTTAATCTTGTCTTTAAAGGTGTTATCAGACATAGATTCAACTAGAATCTTCTCAACTTTTGATTTTATTAGACCTATTTTCATTTTTTTATTTATAAATATATCAATTTACGATTAAATTATTGTGGACAAACTCCACCAATACAAGCCCCGTAAAAAGCCACTGCCATATTAGCCGTTAATCCGCTTATATTACCAACTTTACAATATTTTGGAGTTCCGCTATTTGCCGGAACTACTTCATTTTTGGTATTTCCATTACATTGCGTAAATGTAATAACACCTGTAGTTTGTCCAGTGTTGACAACTTTAAAACATAAACAATTACTTGTTGGTGTCACGGTTGGTACTGGATTAAAAGATTGTGTAGGTGTTATAGTCCTTGTTGGTGTTGGAGTACTTGTTCTTGTCGCTGTGGGTGTTGGTGTTAATGCACATTGATTATTTACACATAACCCTAAAGTTTGTTTTATAATTCCTGACACATTTGGTACACTACTAGCACAGAAATTAGAAGTTGTGGTATTGGCACCAACTACAATATTAGTGCTTTGATTTGAACAATTGGTATAAGTTACTACTATCGCACTTGTTGTTGTATTTTGTAAACGATGACACAAACAATTATATGTTGGTGTTGGTGTACTTGTTCTAGTTGGTGTTGGTGTGCTTGTTCTAGTTGGTGTTGGACTTCCTGTCCTTGTTGGAGTATTTGTTAAGGTTGGGGTTATTCCAGGTGTTGTAGTTCTAGTTGGGGTATTCGTTAAAGTTGGGGTTGCCGTTCTAGTTGGGGTCGCTGTTCTAGTTGGAGTTGCCGTTCTAGTTGGAGTTGCCGTTCTAGTCAATGTTGGTGTTGGTGTTGGTGCTGGTGAACAATTTCCGTTTACACAAGTCCCGACATATAATACTTGGAGTCCTGTAGTAACTACTGGTAGTTGTCTAGCACAGAAATTATTACTAAATGAATTTGGTAATACAAAAGTATTAGATGCCCCTCCATTACACCCTAAATAAGAAAAAGTTTTTGTGGTTACGGTATTGTTCCTCACACGATAACAAATACAGACGTTTGTAGGTGTTAAAGTAGGTGTTCTTGATGGTGTTGAGGTATTTGTTGGTGTTAATCCAAATGTATTTGTCGGGGTTACAGTTCTAGTTAGCGTTGGTGTTGGTGTCGGATATAGTTGACAAGAATTATTTAAACAAGAGCCCACCGTATTAATTATAATACCTGACATATTTTGTACAGATTTCGCACAAAAATTATTACTTGTAAAATTAGATGGTACTATGATTGTTGTTAAAACATTATTACAATTGGTATATGTGACATTTTTTGTTGTTGTTGTCGTATTTTGTAAATTATAACATAAACAACTATTGGTACTTGTTGGAGTTGCGGTTCTAGTTGGAGTTGCGGTTAATGTTGGTGTAGTTGTTTTTGTCGGTGTAGGTGTAGGTGTCTTAGTTACAGTAGGTGTTGCACTTGCGGTTCTAGTTGGAGTAACTGTTTTAGTCGGAGTTACCGTTGGTGTTAAGGTTTTGGTGCTAGTTACCGTTGGTGTTGGGGTTACAAATACAGGAATGTCTTTAACTTGTTGGTATCCATATATCATATAACCCTTTAGCTCTATATTACTTTTTGCGGGAGACACCCAATTATCGTAAGCATTTTTAAAATTTAGATATGCCTGTTCAAATCCAAACTCCTCAAAGTATGAGTGCATATATGAAGTTCCACCATGATAAATTATTATTATTTCAACATTCCTATTTGACCCTGATGCCGCATAACCTAATAATTCTAATTCTTCATCAATTGTGGTTAATCCATAATTTGTGGTTGCCGTAAATTGATTGGTTGTTATGTAACAAGTTAACAAAATCCTATCTGTTCTATTAACTAAAAACGTGGAAATTTGTGATGGGGTATAAGCCGAAGTCTCATCCCTTATCAGTCCAATATAAGCATCAAAAGTAACATTAGTACCTGATGTAACTGCAGACACTTGTAACATTTCATCCCTATATGTTAAAAACGGAACTGTCCCAACATTATCAGGATAATTCCAAAATTCATTCTCTAAATTAAATACATTAAAAGTTTCTGCCGAACTAGTACAACCCGTATTAAAGAAATAACGTGAATTATTTCCAGTTGTTCCAGTACCAACCAAAGTATTACTACTACCCCCAATACCACCAACTTCCAATACTCCCGATTCTCTAACAGAAACGTTATAAGCCCTAACATTTGTACGACCTGAACTACTAGTTAATATGGGTGTTAAATCATAAAAATATAACGCATTAAAACCAAAATATTCTGTGAATATTTTTAAATTATTTTTTTCTGAACCATTATTAATTATTGTATCATAGTCATTTACATATAACCCTTTGAACTGAATCAATGGGGTACTAGATGGTGTTGGTGTTAGGGGTATTGTTCCCGTCGGGAGTGGAGTTGACATTTTTAATCTTTAAGCAATTTATTTAGTTTATTTTCCATTTCAGTTAACGAGTCACTACTTTTATCAAAATTAAAATAATCATCATCCATTGTTTCTAGTAAGATGTTTAATTGTTTTTCCTTTGACTCGGGTGTAATTCCTGCTGGTTCTGCCGCTGGTTCAGGTGTAGGTTCTGCCGCTGGTTCACCTAATCCCCCTCCTAAATCACCACTAGGCATTCCGCCTCCTCCAGCTTCACCACCTCCAGCTTCAGGTGTTGTAGTAGTCCCACTTGTTGACCCATACAACTTGTCAATATTATCAAATAATCCTGTATGTTTTATAACCTCAGCAGTTGCCGCTAACTCACCCGCAACGGCTTTCTCAACACGTTGTTGTTGGATATCAAGTTTAATTTCTTCATCAGAAAACCCAAGGATATTTTTTTTAGCCCAAGATACTGAGGTCGGTGCTATACCTTCAATTGGTGTGACCGCATCTTTATACAATACAACTTTTTCTTTCCAAATGTCAATTTTTAACAAGTCTGCCTGAGAAGATGGGTTGGTTAACATTAAATTAAAATTGTTAAGTTCATCTTCAAACCCTAATAAGAACAAATGGATAATTGCAATTTTATTTAATTCTGCCAATACACACTTTTGAATTCTATTGATAGTTCTAGCGAAACGAATATCTAGTAATGAAAGGTTTTT